CTGATGCGTGACTACGGCTCAATCGAGCAGGTGCGTGTGGGTGGCGAGTATAAGCAGATCGACCCCGCTTCGCTCGACGGTGAAATGGACATGGTTATTTCGGTCGGGCTTGGCTCGGGCCGTAAGGATCAGCGCCTTGTCCACCGTATGCAGGTGCTGGATATGCAGAAGGAAGCGATGGCAGGTGGACTGTCTATCGTGACCGAGGAAGAGCTTTACAACAGCGCGAAGGGCTTTGTGGAGGACGCAGGGCTTGGCGATGTCAACGCGTTCTTTGCCGATCCCAACGGGGTTGACCCTGAAACGGGTATGCCGCGTGAGAAGCCGGAGCGGCAAGACCCTGCTGTCGTGGAAGCGCAGACCAAGGCGCAAGTCGAGCTGCACAAAGCCAATCAGGACGCCGAACTGAAACGAATGAAGGTCGAGGCCGACATTCAGGTTCAGCGCGAGAAGCACGCCATGGACATGCAGGTTCAGCGCGAGAGGGCGGAGCTGGACGCGCAGCTATCCCGCGATAAGGCGGCTGAGGAGGCGCAACTGTCACGCGAACGTATGCTGGCAGAGGTGCAGCTTGCCCGCGAAAATGCGGCGATAAACAGGTCAATCGACTTGGCTGAAAACCGTCCCGGTGGGAGTCTTGCGGCGTGAAGGAACAACTAGCCGAAGCCAAGGTCATCGCGGAATCTGCCGAGCGGGCCATGGCTGAGCATCTTCGCCCCGCATTCGAGGCTGTGACTGAGCTATATGCCGACCGGCTGAAGGACGTTGCGGTAAAGGAGCCTTGGGCGGCGGATAAGCTTCGCGCCCTCGCATTGGCGCAGAAGATCGCAGAGGCCGTGCAGGGGCATATCGAGGCCAAGATAACGGGCGGCGATGTGGCGGAGGGCGAATTGAAGCGCATGCGCAAGATCGAAAGCATGTCGCCCGAGCGTCGGAGGATACTGGGGCTGTGACCAAGGCTGCATTCTGCCTGCTTATGAGCGCCGCAGCGGGCGTTGGTTTTATCATCGGCTATTATGCCGGTGTGATTGCGGTGACGACACAGTGAGCGCCGCCATGGAGGCCTACCAGCGCCTCCTACATGCACAGAACAACCCGCCTTCTGCCGAGGTGCTAGAGCAATACGAAGCTCGGCGTCGGCAAGAGGAGGAAAACCGCAAGATCAGGCTGCGGCTACCAAAGATCGCCTGACACAACGTGACCTCGCTTCGGCGGGGTTTTTTCATGCCTAAATTCCAAGGAACAGCACATTGACCCAGCTTGCACCTACCGAGGGTGTGGCAGTCGGTGGCGATCCTGTCGAGCAGACAGACGCACCCGAAAACCACGCGCCTGTCGAAGAGCAGAACGTTGAGGCGGACACCACGCTAGACGACCTTTACCCGGAAGACGGCGAAACCGCCGCACCGGAGGAAGAAGAACAAGATCCCAACGTCAACGACGAAGCCGAAGATGGCGAAGACAATGGCGCGGATGACCAGGAAGAAGGCGAGGACGAACCGGACGACGAACCGGCCATCGACCCTCCCCATTCTTGGAAAGCCGAGGAAAAGGAGCGGTGGGCCAGCCTGCCGCGTGAGACGCAAGCCTATCTTTCCGAGCGGGAAGCCGAGCGTGAGCGTTTCGTCAATTCCAAGGCGCAAGAGGCGGCACAGGCCAGAGAGACTTATGCCAAGCAGGCGCAGCAGGAACTTGCCCAGTTCTCCGAACAGCAAGCCCAACGCTACCAGATGCTGGCGCAGCAGTTTATCCCGCCTGAGCCGGACGACCGATTGCTCTACACGGGCAATCCAAACGATCAGCTAAAGTATCAGCAGCAACAGGCGGAACACCGTCGCGGCCTAGCCCAGCTACAGCAATTGCAGCAGGCCGCACAGGAACACGCCGGACGTGCCCAGCAGATAAGGGATGATCACGAAAAGGCAGAGCGAGAACAGGACGCCCAGCGTCTTCTCGAAGCGATGCCTGAATGGTTCGACGAGGCCCAGCACGCAGACCTCAACGCTTCGTTGACGGCCACTGCGAAAGCCATGGGTTACCCCGAGGACCGCCTACCGGATGCCGACACTGCCGACCTACTCGCTTTGCGCACCGCGAAGCAGTGGAAGGAAAAGGCCGAGAAATGGGACGCCTACCAGAAGGCGAAAATGAAACCCGTTCGCGAGGCCAAGAAGAAGGCTCCGATCCCCAACAAGCCGGGCAGCACAAACACGGGACAGACCGGCGCAGCCGACCCCGTGAAGCTGCTCTATCCGAATGATTGATAGGAGTTAGCAATGGCCACCATCGGCAATAGCTACCTTGGGCTGATCGACCTCTACAAGCGCGTTGATCAGAACAAGTCGATTACCCCCGTCATTGAAGCACTGCATGAGCTTAACCCGCTGATGCAGGACGCCTACGTGATGGAGGCCAACAAGGGCACTTCGATGCTCACCACCACCCGCACCGGCCTTCCCGCCGTTACGTGGGGCAAGCTCTACCAGGGCATTCCGCAGAGCAAATCGACCACGCAGCAGGTTGAAGACACCTCGGGCTTCGTTGAAGGCCTGTCGTTCGTCGATAACCGTCTGCTGAAGATCTCGAAGAACCCAGGCGCTGTCCGCATGTCGGAAGCACAGCCGTTCCTTGAGTCGATTGCGCAGGAAGTTCAGACCAACTTCTTCTACGCTGACACGGCGACCACGCCGGAACGCTTCAAGGGTCTGGGCGCTCGCTACAACAGCCTGAGCAACCCCAACGTCATCGACGGCGGTGGCAACGGCAGCGACAATATGTCGGTGTGGTTCGTCACCCACGGGGCCAATCAGACCCGCCTGTTCTACCCGGAAGGCACCACTGCTGGCGTCAGCCGTGAAGACAAGGGCGAACAGCGTGTGATCGACGATCTCGGCAACGCTTACTACGGTAAGGAAGAAGAGTTCCGTCAGCACGTTGGCGTCTCTGTCGGTGACTGGCGTTTCAACAGCCGTATCGCCAACATCGACGTTTCGGACCTGATCGCGGGCACCGTTGATCCGTATGAGCTGCTGCGCAAGGGCTACTGGGCACTCCAGGGCCGTCGCAACGGTCGCATTCAGAACGGCGGCATGGTCAGCTCGGGCAAGACGGTTATCTACGCCAACAGCACCTTCCTTGAGGCGCTGGACGCTGCGACGACCAACTCGCAGAAGGTCGAGCTTCGCCCTGACGATGTGGCTGGTCGGGAAATCCTGACCTACCGTGGCATTCCGATCCGGGAGACTGATGCCCTGATCGAAGCCGAAGCCGCAGTGTCTTAATCGGGAGAATATACAATGATTATGGATAGAAGCGCACTGTTCAGCGATGGACAGGCAATCACCGCGACTGCGGCGTCCACCAATCTGGTCGATCTCGGCCCTATTGGTTCGGGCGTAACCCGCGACATCGGCCACGGGACGGAAATCCCGCTGGCGGTTTCGGTTACGGAGTCGTTCAACAACCTCACCTCGCTCACGATCAGCGTGGAAACCGACGACAACGCCGCGTTTTCCTCGGCAACGACCGTGTTTACCTCGCCTGCTTATCCGCTGGCGCAGGTTGCTGCGGGCGCGAAGTATCTGCTTCCCGACGCCATTCCGGCAGGGACCGCAGAACGCTACGTCCGTCTGAAATACACGGTTGCGGGCACTGCCCCGACCACGGGCAAGATCACCGCAGGCGTCGCAGCCTCGCGGCAGAGCGCGTAAGGGGAATTTGACATGACCAAGTTCTACAAGAGCGACCGTCCGACCACTGCCCCCGGCTATTACGTCGAGGCAGGGGTGCCCTTCCCGTTCGACGGCAAGAAGCCGAACGCGGAGTGGAAGGAAGTCAAGGGGCCGGATGCGGCTGCCATGACTGCGTCGGAAGATCGCGTGCCGGATGACGCCAACCTCGAAGCTGCCAGCAAGGCCGCTCTCGAAGCTGTCGCGATCATCAAGCACGTCGATATTCGCGAACTGAAGACCAAGGAAGACCTGATCGCTGCGATCAAGGCTGCCTACGAACCGGCGCTTTAAGCTTCGGTAACACCTTTGAGGGGGTCGGGTTCGCTCGGCCCCTTTTTCTATTGCGGGAGATAACGCATGGCCATTTCGATTGACCTA